ACATCGCTCAAGTCTTCGCGAATACCGCCTGCAGTACCCACGCCAATCGTCGAACTTGTACCAGATATAACAGCCATCTTAGAATCTCCGCATCAACTCCTGCTCAATCGCTTTGGCCTTTGCCTGCGAGGTAGGGGCTGACTTCATTGCTTTCTTAAACGCAAAATTGTCTTTAACAGCCTGCGGCATGGGATTTGAACTTCCCGGCTTCACGGCAGGACTATTGGTTACCTTGTTAGTCACTTTGGCGCTTTGCAATTTCGCATACTGGGATGCCTGCCAAAGGACCTTCGCCACACGTGGATCGGAAATCGTTGACACTTCCTCTGGTCTAAAACCAACAGAGGCCGCGTAATCACGCAGCTGCTTCTGTGTCTGCTCAGACCAGTTTGGAATTGATTTTTGAGCAATCTCTAGCGCTTTAGCTTTAACCTCTCCAGCGAGGCGAGCCGCCTCTTGCTGATATTGGTTGTATCGCGCTGTGACGGCTTCCGATAACTCGGAGCGCTTCTCCTTTAGCCCATCAATAGTACGCGACAGCTGCCACAACTGATCGGAACTTAATCCGGTTGCGTCAATGTTCTTGTACTGCTTGATCTGGAAGTCAATTTCTTGCATCGCAAGGATGTCATCCTTTACCGATGTTTCGAACGCTTTCTCTGACTTCGCCAGCTGCAATTGCTGCTGCTCTAGCTCAACAAGGCGCGCCTTTTCGGCGACCTCAGTGGTCTTCTTTGTATAGTCCGACTGAGCCATCAAGGCGTCTTTCAATTCAGGCGGAACTTGATACGACTTACCGCCAAACTCAACTTCGACGACTTCAGGCTGCGCTTCGGCCTCCTCTGTTTCGGCTTGCGCCTCCACTTCAGGCTGTTCCTCTTGCGATTGCTCTGGCTGGTCTTCGAATTGCGACGCGATACGGTCCGCAATCGATTCCTCTTGGGGCTGTTCGATTGTCATGTGTTGCCTCTGAATAATGTAAATCGATGTTTCTTTGCCTGCTCAATGTTAAATTCGGCTTGCTTGCCGTCATTTATCGCACTGATTAGGTTTGCTCTCACATCGTTTAAGAGCTTCAAACATATTCGCAGATGCATTAACCCTTCGTTATCCCTTAAGGGCGTTTGCTCAATCTTTTCAAAAATTGCCTTCTTAGTATTGTCAAAGGCAAGTGAGAACTCCGGATCGTTCAGCAATCTACCAACGCGATTCGCTCTGTCTATTTTCTCTTTTTCATTCATAAGGGATCACCGAATCAACCCGTCCCGCCTTATCTCGCACTACTTTCTTTGGCCCGTTCATTTTCTGAATAGCCTCTAAAATAGAGGAGAACATTTGCTGCATCATCTGATTCTGCTGCTGCTGCGACTCCATCAGCTGCTTGATAACCTGCGCTTGCTGCTCGCTATCCTGCTGTCCTGTCTCTGCTACCAGTCGCGATGGATCTAGCTCATGACGAAGTAACTCAAGATTAGCCACATGGGTTTGATCTCCTTGCTGCATTTCCTTTTGAGTTTCAGTCTGGTGCACAGCAATTCCCGCCTTGACCTTCGCGTCCATGTCAATTTGATACTGTTTAATAACAAAGTCGCGCTGACTGTCACGCTCTTTCTGCTCAACGTCCAATTGCTTGGACTGCAGCGCTGTTTGAGCCTTGATGTTCTCTGCTGCCATCACGGTTACATCGGGCTGAGGAGGCGGCTTAGGCGGAGCACCCTGTGGGTTAGTCCAGAATCTTTGCGGTGCCGCAAAGTCAGAGGCCTTAGTCATTTCAATGGCTGTTTCGTAAAGGTTCTGCGGGGTGACAATGTTTGAGCCCGCCATTGCGGCCTTTTCCTGCAACTGAGCAATACTCATCAACCTAGCCATCAAGGCATCTTTGTTTCCCGCTGCATAGCCGACTGAAATTCTAAAGTCGGTTCGCTTCTTCCATTGAGCCGGGTCAATCTCAACCCACTTGTTCGATAACTTAACAACTTCTCTTCGATGTCCTCCCTTAAGGATTAGCTCATGGACAATGGAGAATAAGTCCTCGACACCGCATGCCATAATCCGCGCAATCTGCTCCACACGTTGAGCGGCCATCGTCGATAGTTGCTGAATGCCTGTGGCCGTTTTATTCATGGCATTTTGGTCGATGCCAGTGAAGTACCGATTAGTTCCCGTGCGGTTCTCCCTTACTTGGTCCATGTACTCAAGACCCTGCATCGCTTGAGGGAATACAAATGGCACTTGAATAGGAGCAATGTCTTGCCCAAATACCGCGCCGGGAGCACCACGGACTACCCCACCGGGTACAGAAATGAGTAAGTCGTCAAGGTTAATTTTGTCCGTTGCAAAGGTTCGCTGATTATTTGACAGGTATAGATTATCCAGTCCCTGTCGCAGAATCGCGGTCTTAATTCTTTGTATATCTGCCGTTATATCGGCAATCGAGGTTGCGATATGCCTATGCGCATTTGGGATTGCAACGAGACTAGCCACCGGAATACGGGTTACTTGCTCCATATGCAGGATGTCCTGCCCGATGCGCACCACATACATTAACTCGGCGATCCCATCCTCATCAAGATCGGCCTTGATCCAGATCATTCTTACCTTGAACCGCTTAATCGACGGATCTTGTTCGCTAAAATCTTGCCAGGGGTTCTCGTTGTACATATCACGCGCAAGATCTTCTTGCTCGTTGACAGTCCACGACTCTGGAATCTCATCCTCTACATCAAACCCATCAGCCTTAAGATCTGACAGGGTTTTGTAATCGAAATATTCGAAATAAGGGCAATCTGTGTTGATGCGAAATGAGGGCGTGTAGTAGCTCACCTTCACGCGCTCTGGAGGAAGCACACGCAAGCACACCTGCCGCTCTTTGCGCTTTGTTTTTACTGTTACGTCATACAGCATGGGTTGCTGCATCACCGGCTGCATCACCGGTTGAGGACCCATTGGAGTCATTTGCATTGCAGGCATCCCGTCGGGGCCTACCATTGGTTGCAATTGTGGCTGGCCGTTCTGATCTAGAACCGGCTGAGGCCCTTGATCTGGGTCTGGGTATCCTTGCGCTTCAATCTCAACCTCCCCATCAGAGAGCATCTTCAAGCCCTCTTCAGTTTGGCGCTTGTAATACTCTACTTCATTAACGATCTTGTCCTCGCTATAAGCAAGGCAATAGCCGTTCTTGGTCAATAGGGCATCGCTAGACCAAGTGATAAACGTTTCAAACCAGTTATTTTTTTGCAAGATCACATGATTTAGGTACTGTGTCTCTTGCTTTGCGCCTGGCTCATCCTCTTCGCTGACAGGAATTACTTCCACAACATCATCGCCGTTAGCAAAAATTCTGCATAGGCTTGGCTGTATCCATTGAATCGTCTCAAATACAGATCGATCAATAACTGATGATCTTCCCTCCGGAGAGGGGTCAACGTCTGCGCCGTTATACAGATTGATCGCAAGCGCACGATCTGCACTTAGCTGTGAGTCAATATCAGAGCTGTAGCTAGACTGCTCTGCTGCATCGATATAGCTAATTAGCGTGTCTTTATCCATTGGATTTCTTGAGCGTCAAGGTGCGAGACTTTTCAACATCTTCAGCGATGAGTCGATGCGCTTTACTTTGATCGTCCATACGTCGTGTCAAGTCTTTGACCTGCGCCTCCAACGCCTCAACACGCGCCATAAGAACTTTGTTCGCAGCATTATCGGCAAAACTCATACGTAACCCCTGGTGTCATACTTCAGCTTTTTGAATCCTGCATCGTTCGTCATCCTGTCAATGCTCATGGCGAGATAACGAAAGGCATCAGCTCCGTGCGAAAACTCATCGTGTAATGGTCCTGCTGGTTCGTCCGTGCTGGTGGAGATGCGCCGGCGATAGCGCTTAAGGCATTCACGTAATCGAATAGTATTGGTGCGGTCGAAATAGCACATGGGGAAAATAGTTCGAGCGCGCTTGATTCCTGATTCAACATCAACGTTTTCTAACGGTTGAACGGTTCTACCTAATTTCCGAAGCATCCCTTCAGGGCTATTTGCTGGGTTTGTGAGCTTAAATCTATCGGCTGCACCATCCCACGGGATAAAGTCTGTGCCGTAGTTATAACCCTTTTCCTTTAGTTTTACTACATGCTCAGGAATGCTTAAGTGGTTCTCTTCAGTGTAATCAACAATTCGAATCTCTGATAAGTTGCGCTGCACAAAGATAATCGCGGTCGCATCGTTAAATCCCAGATCCCACACGGTGTGTACTTTAAGCAGGGGATCAGGCGGGAGGTTCATCACCTTAAGGTTAGCGCACTCGCGAGTATAGATAGCACCCTCTGCTGCTGCCCTAGGTTTACCAAGCCAAACATTTTCGTATTCGGCAAAATCTGTTTTCTTCAGGTGATCTCGCTCTGCGTCTAGCTCCTTTGTGGGCCAGGGATTGTCCTCGTAGTTGATATTGATTAGCAGCGTATCAGGCGGCGTGTTCTCAATAAACCTGACATAGGTATCGTCAGTATCCAAGTCCGGGTTAAACGAGATCCATATCTCACTACCTGGCTTACGGATGGTAGGAATTAGGATTTTCCAGGACTTTTTCGTGACAGTCTGAGCCTCTTCCACCCAAGCCCGATCAGCTCCCTCGAAAGACTTGATGCTATCGGCTGTTAGATTTGAAAGGCCCGAGAAACTAAAGGTTGTCCCATTGCGCCCACGGATCTCCGTCTCTAAAACCTCGTAATGGTAGCCAAGGCCTAGCCGCTCTATCGTGTCTGCTAGTAATTGATGGACAGAGCGCTTAATGGACTGCTGTACCTCGCGAAGGCACACTACCCTTAAACACTGCAGAGTACCATCTAGCAGTAGCTGACCAGCAATACCCCAGCTCTTTGTCCCACCACGTCCACCATAAAGGACTTTGTAGCGATAAGGATTACGAAGCTCTGACAGCTTACTTGGCAGTTGCAGGTGCGCCAATATACTCAACCGTATGATGGGCCTTGATGGGCGGATCGTCCTCATCACCTCCGACGACAGGCTGAGGAACCTTACCGTCTGATCGCTCAGCCAACCATGAGCGGGCCTGCATGTCTCCTTGTATAGCTTGCTCAATGGCTTTATTGACAATGGCGAGGACGTCATTGGGACGTTGAGTGAGTTCTCGCTTTATACAATCACCGATAAGGCGCTTACTCTTTGCGGCGTTTTTATTTCCGACTGGGGCTGACATCTTGAAATCAAACCCAAGTAGTTGTCTGTGGATAACTTTTACGCATCACATCAATAGGCGAATAATCGCCTCCTCCTCGTCATCCTCTTC